AATACCTACCAGCGCTATCAACAGAACTCTATAACAAAGATGCTGGAATGCTTACATTTAGAGGTTTAAAGATTGGCTCAATCGTAAAGGTAACTTATAATGTCGAATTAGAGACTTATGTTAACAATACAGAATTGTGGCTAAGATCTAGTTTTGTTGGAATGGATCATTCTGTAGTAAAGTTTGTTGGTTGCTTTAAATATCAGCATACATATAACTTTTCAATAGATCAGGAGTTTTACATTGAGGATAAGTCTCTGTGGTCTTCTGGATTAGTCCCGCAGGCAAGAACAGATTTTGATGCAAGCCTTAAAATAAAGAGCATTTACGTATCTGTTTCATGATATAATTAAGAAGGAGGACTACATGGCATTTCCAGGAACATATAATATTAACTACTACGAGGGTGACACCTACGAGTTTATCATTTACCCAAAAACAGCAAATGGCGCAGTTTATAGTTTAGAAAATCAAACAGCCTTATTTAAAATTGCTAATTCCGTTGGTCCATCTCCTACTTTTTCTGCTTCGGCCTCTGCAATTATTGATGCAACTTATTCATACATTACTTGTAAAATTTCTCCGTCAATTGGAAGATCTCTGGTTGCTGGCACAACATATTATTATGATGTTCAGATTTCAAATGGAGTTGAAAGTGTTTATACATTGTTAAAGGGAACAATTTCTGTAACAGCAGATGTGACTGGTGCGTAATGACAGTAGAAGTTTTGTTATCAACAGACGAGATACAGGTTTTAGGCGGTCCTTCAGAGATCCAACTATCGGTTGATTTTGGAGAGCCAGGACCAAGAGGCTCAAACATTTTTACTTCAAAGGGAAACCCAAACACTTCTTTACCATCTTTAATTACACCACAAGCATACGATTTATGTGTTAACGTTTTAAATACAGACCTTACAGGATATGGATATTTGTACCAGTATGTCTCAAACGCTTCTTCAGTTTTTTCATGGGAGCCAATAGTAAAGTTAACACCAAACATCTACTATGACAATGTTGCAGGAACCTTTACTGCAGGTTCAAGAGTTGTTCAGGTTCCACTAATAAATATTTTAGATTTAGATACTGCCCAAGGCCTTACAAGTGCCAACTTCAATGTTCAATACACAATTTTAAATGATAAGCCAACATCTTCATCCGTATCGGTTGGCTCAATAACTACTACAGTTGGTGGAGACCAAGTTCTGCCACTTACCTTTAATGCAATGGAATATACTTCGGGATCATGGGTATCGCTTGATGATGTTGTTAAAACAATCAGCCTAGCAATATCTATCGTGGTATAATAAATGAGAGGTGATTCATAATGGCTGACGCAGATATTGGTTCGATCTATCCAACAAAAATACCAGGGTATGACGCTAATGCAGACATTCAGGCTGCCCTAAGACTTTATCACTATGGTTCAAACACCTATTTAACTTCAAACACAGATGAAGCACAACTTGTTAACCCATCGATTGCTTATCATCTAAAAACAATTCAAGATTCTATTGATGCAATTAATGCCCTTGGTGCTGGAGGTACAGTTTCTGCTACCGAACCAACCACAGTATCTGAAGGATATGTATGGCTTGACTCATCTTCTACACCAGGCGTTTCACCAGTAAATCCAACAGCAATTTATATTTCTGGAACACCAACATCACCAACAGATGGAACGTTATGGGTAGTTAAGGGAAGTTCTCCACTACTTATGAAAATTTATGATTCTGCAACTTCTACATGGAAGACAATAGGTGCATAATGGCTAATGTAGAAGAAACAGAAAAAGAGATATTAAAAGAAAGAGCAATTGCTAAACTAGTTCAAGTTGTTGGAATGACTGAATCAGAAATTAGAGCAATGGGGTGGGCAGAGTAATGGCAACTATTAATAGTTCTCCAAAAACAGCATATGTATATGATGAGGCAACCAGTTCTTGGTATGCAATCGGTGGAAGCACAAACACTGTTGCAAATTACACTTGGTCAGGAACTCAAAACTGGCAAAACGTAGTAACTTTTGAAGATGCTATTAAAAATAAGGCTGGCGTAAATAACTTTGCAGATCCAGCAGCAAGAGATGCAGCGCTACCAGTTCCAGTTCGTGGATTGGTTTGTTTTGTAAAACAAGACGCATCTGCAGTTGCAATTAATCAACTACAATTTTATGATGGAACAAGTTGGAAATATATTCATGGATACACAACCCTTCTTTCAAAAATTGCAAGTTATGAGCCATCACTAGATGATGCTGGTAAGACTATTACCTTTGATTCTGCATCAAGTACTACAATTACAGTACCTCCAAATTCTTCAAAGGCTTTTCCTCTTGGAACTAGATTTGATGTTTTAAGATTAGGAACTGGAGCCGTTACATTTGTTCAAGGTTCAGGAGTTACAATATTAAGTAAAAATAGCAATAAGAATATTGCCTCAAGATGGTCTGGAGCAACAATTGTTAAAACAGATACCAACACTTGGGTCTTAATTGGCGATTTGATTGCGTAGGTAAGCCATGTTAGGTTGGATTGGACGCTGGGCACAATCAAAGGGTATGAAACTTCTTCCAAGTTGGCTTGGAGTAGACAAGACTACAGCACAATCACAGATCGTTACAGAAGGGTTTACGGTTGGAACAATAACAGAGTCACCTTCTGATGTAGCAGCAGAATTAGCAAATCATAATAAGGTAATTTCTCAAACACCAACATCTGCAACAGCACAAGACTACGAAACACCAGTAAATATCACTTGGAGAAACTTTGCTTTTACGCCATTTTCTGTTTTTGGTTTTTCTCCAACACCCCCATTTGCAGTATTTGGTTTTTCACCTTTTGCAGTCTTTGGATTTTCACCATTTACAGTTTTTGGGTTTTCTCCATTTAACGTTTTTGGATTTTCTCCATTTACAGTCTTTGGATTTTCACCTACACCACCTACTGGAGGAGATTACACACGATGTACTTCTGCAGACGTAGCAGCCTATCCATCATTTTGTAATTTTTCAAACTGTTGTGGTGCTGGTTCAGGTGCTGCCTGTGCTACTTGCTCTTGCCGTGCTTGCTAGTTTGTGCTATAATTATTAAAAAGGGAGTTATAAATGTTAACAGACAACGATATTACTTATTCATGGAATAAGGATAATCCAGATGAGCGAGGCTCAGCCCTTGCTTTTATTATTGATGAAGATGTGGTCTACGATGCACCGTTTTATAATTGGGCTGCCGATATGATACTTCGTGCAGATTCTTTTGTAGAAATCTCTCAAGACAATGCTACGGACAGCATAGTTATTTCTATTCTTGAAAATGGAGTTGAACTTGATCAACTACAGACAACTGAATATTTTGGAAGCATTTTATTAAGTAACCCAACAATTAAAGATTTAAATGCCTATCCGTATGGAAGATATGTAATTGCTCCAAACGCAAAGTTTGTAAATAATGAGTTTGTTGTTCTTGATATGTCCACAGAAGGACTACCACCATTTATTACAGATGAAGAGATAGCCCAGCGTCAGGCAGCCTATGACGCAGCCCAAAATGCCTAAAAGCAGATGGGAACAGTATAAAGAAAAAAATGGGGTTACTCCTTTAGACTTGTTAAACCCTATGACTTTACCAGCAACAGCAGAGTTAGCAGATTTAAGAATGTCTATTTGTCATGAGTGCCCAGAATTAAGAAAAATAACAAATCAATGTAAAAAATGTGGTTGCTTCATGAATGTCAAGTCTAAATTAAATTCAGCAAAATGTCCTATTGGAAAATGGTAAAAAAATAAGGAGCCTTTCGGCTCCCTATCTCTTTTTATACTACTTAGGAAATTTTAACATCCATTGTTTTGTCTTGGGGGTAATACCCTTCCAAGAAGACCAATCGTCTCCGCCACTGGTCATATAATATGCGATTTCTGCATTCTTGACGGGATTGAATAACTCTGCATTTGACTCAAGATCAAACTTAGTTCTACGGTCTGGCCCCAGAGCATCAATCATATTGATCTGAAACATTCCATAAGACGAGTCACCAGTTTTATGGTTCCCATTGAATGCTAATGGTCTTCCATTAGATTCTTTTTTTGCTACAGCCCAAGCAACAATTAGGTCTTTCCCTTTAAAACCAACCAAAGACAGAAGTTCCTTAAGTTCAAGGTCTGTAAGGTGTGTCTTATTTTCAAAAGACTCTAGTTTCTTTGCTTTAGAAACCAAAAAAACCTCTTTCGAGGCAGATTCCAAAGGCTGAGCCAGTTCAGTACTAAAATTGTTATTGCTGTTAGTCGAGGCATTGGCATTTCCAGTCAATACAGTAACCAACATTCCGATACTGAGTATGCTAATGATCTCTTTGTTTCTTTCGATAAATTTAATCATAGTTTCCTCCTTAGAAAACAACAACACCTTGTTAGGTGTCTACTGATAAGTATAACATCAATTCTTGGTCAAAGTCAACCCAAGGGGTGTTTAATAGTAAGATAATAAAAAAATAATTAATTATTTAAATAGACGTATATTGGTGCAAAGTTAGTGATATAATGTAATTATGGCAACGGGTCAATCAGATACATATAATTTACCATATCCTCAAGTTGACGATAATGTCAATGTACACGGGGATATAGAGGTTTTAGTCACTACTCTTGAAGGAGTTCTTCAGGGTCTTGGTCTTTCTTATATGAAATTAGATGTTAAAAATGTGACGGGATCTACTATACCCGCAGCAACTCCAGTATATGCAACAGGGTTTAGTACTAAAACAACTATTGCTGTTGCTCTTCCTTCAACAACAAACCCTATTATTGGTTTAACTAAAACAAGCATTGCAAATAACTCAGAAGGAGTGGTAGTGGTTTCTGGTGTAATGCCAGATGTTGCTACAAGTTCTTTTGCAAACGGATCTATCCTATATGTAAAAGATGGTGGAGGTCTTACAACAACTAGACCAGCAGCAGGCGCAGCAGCAGTAGGTGTAGTTGCTAACTCTGATGCAGCCCATGGGATTATTGTTGTAGAAGCAAAAGGAAACGGTACTTGGGGCGCATTGAAAAATGGAATGTCCTAATTGTGGTAT